TAGTTGCTTCCATTTTAATCACCTTGTAATGTTCTTGTAATTCTTCCTCGACTTTTAGTAGGCTTATCGCATTTACATATAGGCTTTCTATTTTTTCTTATCATCGAACCACATCTTATACATCTTTCATTCATGACATACCAACTCTTGTAGGTGCTTTAATTTTATTCGCAATGTAAATACTAGGGAATTGTTTCTCAAGTTCTTCTTGAACTTCACAAACCGCGCGTGCTAGTTTAGCCATCTTCGTATTCTCTTCTACCATTTCATCTAGGTCATTCTCTAATTGTCTAATTCTTTCTTCTAATTTTTCTATCTTGTCTTCACTCATATTTATCACCAATAATCTGCGGGTCGGGGTTCTCCTAGTGCTGCATCAATATCCCAACCTAAAATACTGAATACACCTTTTATCTTATTTTCAACAAGTTTCTCTACTATAATCTTCTTGTCTACCTCGAAGCCATCTAGGTCTGTCGCTTCTCTATACGCGGCGTACTTTGTGCTAGGTTTACCATGAGGTGCATGTGAAACATACACCCACTTTACTGAATCTCCTTGCACATACTTGTCGCCGTTGTTAACATGTTCATTGTAATATCCGGCGGCTTGCGCAGCAGGAGTCTTACTAGGGAATGTTCCCATTCGCGTTTGGCTAGTTATTTCTTTTAGTTCATACTCTCCTTTGCGAATAGGTTTCACCATTTCAAGAACAGCATCTCTAACATCCCCTTCGGAAGCACCTTCGCACACTAACTTCAACACAGTTGTTTCTGCGCGCTTAGTTATTGGTGCAAGGTTACTACCCTTCATGAAGTTAGCACTCTTCCATTTACCCTTGTCGGATTCGGGATGTGATACTAACCCTGCATATCTATTCTTACCTGCCAAAAACCAATAAGGTAGATACGCTTCTAATTCCGCTACCAAACTTTTGTTACCAGTTTCTCTTTGTACTGCATCAGTAATACGCTTCGCTAAATCTTCTGCTTTATCAAGAGGTACTTGAATAAACGCTGAGTCAGTAAATCCATACAGAACTTTGTAACCCATTCTAGTAGCAATACTATCAAGCATTCTAAGAGTCCTTCTACCCTCGGATAAGATTGTTTCTGCTATGTCAAGGTCAGCCCAACCATAACCGGCATGCGCCGTCATACCGTATAGTGACGCCATCGCTCGCTTTACTGCGGATTGTGTAGTATTCCATGCGGCTCGTACTTCTTTGGTTTTTGCTTCGCGCATGTTTCTTTTGCATGTTTCTCTATACTTAAACAAGTCATCAACGATTTGCGGTAAAATACCTTTCTTAGTTTGGTCCCAATAAGTTCCGTTCTCCATCTCAAGTATACCTTCACCGGGTGCTTTTCTCTTAGTAGTCCAACACAGGTTGAAGCCTGTCATCAGTGACGGGTATAGACCCTTATAGTCAACGACTGCTACACCTTCGTAAAGCCCATTATCTGTAATAATAAAGTCAGCACCTTGTAATTCAACATCACCTGCTTGGTATCTCGACGGGGCTATAAGGTCAGTCTTTCTACCGATAAGACCGCGCGCAAAGTTTGTTACATTAGATACTGATTGTAAAGTTACTCCTGTCAATCTAACCATCTCAATAAAGAAGTCAGTTACATTTCTCGCTTCATCAATCCCACGAAGTAGAACGGTGTCAAGTAAACAGTAATCAACAAACTCCGGCCAATACTCATACCAACCATTGTGAACATCCATACCTTCTATCTCTTCGGTAAGTTTAGAACCGAGTCCTAACTCTTCTGCTATGGTATTTAACTTGAGGTTAGGTAGTTGCCCACCGCCACTGTCTTTCCATACCCGCTCGAACCCTGTCCCGCTTCCAGCAGGCGCGGCTGTATCAAACTGCCATCGGCCTGCTATCGGTTGGTCATCGAAACGATACCTATCGTTCTTCTTTGGGTAGCGAATGGTTCCTAAAGGACTTAACTTAGCAGAACCTCCCTGTCCGTAAATGTGGTCAAGGCGTTCTATCATGTGAGGTATGTCAAAGAATGTTCCTGCATGAGCAATCATCATGTCGGGGTTACGCGCTTGTAGAAAATTAATGAAAGCGTCATACATTTTCTTCTCCGAGTCAAAGAGGCATAAACTGTATTCAGTATCACGAACTTTACATCTCATAGTAGCAGTCGTCGTATCATGAGGGCAGTTAGTTCTTTCATCAGCCCATGCGAAGACAACGGGTAAGTCCATGTCGGAGTCAATGACTGCAATAACAGTAGTGAACTTATCGTCACCTGTGTTACATTCAATGTCATACCACCACTTGCGCGGTTTCCAACTAGGCATCACTTGACATTCTTCAACTAAGTATTGGTCGACGAAGTTCATATCGGCTTCGTATGTTTTACCAAACACTTGACTCATACCATGAAGGTCGTAAGGGTTATCACATTCAACCCTGTAAAGTGGAGTGCCGTTCAATGCTTCAAATGTTTTAGTTTTGATAACTCTACTATTAGGATAACCTCTCTTCATATTTGTAAAAGTTACATCGGGTGTTGCTTTAGGTACATAGAAGTGCGGTCGATAGTTGCTCTCAGTTTGCTCAATCAGTCTACCGGACTCATCTCTCCATCTCATGTATAATGTAGGAGGCGCGTCACTATTGTATACTACATCAGCAATCATTCGTCAACACCTTCTTGATGTTTCAGTACAAGTACGGTAGGCATCTCAGCGTGTTGTAAAACTAGCGCGCTTTTATTTCCGATATGAAAGATGACTTCACCTGCACCAACTAAGGATAGTAGTTTAGGCAGATGGTTACCAAAGACTGTTGTTACAGGCTTGGACTCATCTTTAACATCTACATTGATAGTTCGACTCATCTTAGCACCTCGTTGCGCTCCGGCTGTTATTACCATTTCACCATCTTCAACAGTCACCCTAACAGGGGAGTCTTTAGCAGACACCTTAGTCATAGTAGAAATACCATCAAACTCTAATGTAGACATAGTACCATGACATGATAACTCCGCGCGACCTAGTTTATTCCAACCGTTTTTGATTGCTTTGAACACAGCCTCGTTCGCTCTATCTACACTATGCGCTGATAGTGTATGGTTATGTGTCGGTGTGCTGAATACATCCTTACCGTTCTTCAAAGTTAGAATGTTACCAACATGTCTAATGTAAGTAAGTTCTTCTTTACATGCTTTAAGAAACGCTATTGCTTTCTTAACATCGGGTATCATTACTTCACCGGGATTGTAAAACTGCTCACCCGAATCTCCGTGAGTAATAACTGACATACCTTTCTTTAGATAATGAGTCGGCATGTCAACAGCACAAGTGATTACAAAGTCACCTATCTTTAATTTTAAGTCGACTACATTATCACCAAATGTAGATATAAATCCGTTGAACGCTAGGGTATTTACATGTGCTTGTGCTAGTGTCATTCTATCACCTCTCCTGTCAAGAGTAGATATTCTTTTTGACAATCTTCGCACAGTGGTAAGACCTTATCATCTCCCACGCATTCGTAGTTACCTGCCGCGCCGCATAGTCTTGGTTTATCAATTCCTTTTATGTGTATTACTTCTTTCATCATCATCACTTTCCTTTACATATCGCAAACAAACACAGTCGTGAAACATTATAGTTTCTTCCCCATCCATCATCAGCCTCTCTTGGACAGCACCAACGCCGCAGCATTCTACACAGTTAGGGTCGGGTTTAACAACCCATTTGTAGAATACGCATTCGCAAGGTTCGTTAGTCCAATCGGGTTCTGCTGTCCCATCACTATTGTAAACAGAATGTTCATACCACACTTCACCGCTACCACCACATGCTTGACAAGCGGGGTTGGCTTGATAGGTAGGTATGTCTTCTTCACTTCTAGGTGTTGAGTTGTTGTGAGCAGGAGTGCCTGTTCGCTTCCAACTCATACTTGCCCCTCTCGGAGTTCCGGTAGTCCGTACCATTGTGGTGAAGCGTTTGCTTTAGTTACCATGATAGTTCTTCTTTGGTCTAGTAAGTCGGGGTTGGTTTTACACTTAACAAACTCAACCTCGTATCTAGTTTCACCTGTCTTAGAACCATCTTCTCCGCGTACCTTCTTCTTATGGAAGTATAGTATTTGATTGAGGTAGTTCGCTGTGTGTTTCTCCCACGCGGCTTTCTTACCTGTAATGTTACCGGCTGAATCTTGTATGTCTTTGAAGTGAGTTTCAAGATAGACGCGCACTCCAAGCGACATAAGGGTTCTAGCAATTGTAGTTAGTTGATGGAATCTAGTAGAGCGAATCTGCCAGTTGAACCTCATACCAATCTGCTGATGCGGGGCAATCTTAGCACCAATACCATCGGGTGCAGTTCCTAAGTCTTCAATGAACATACAGTTGGTAGCGACATTATCCCATAAGTCGACAGCAGTAAACAGTACAGAATGTAGTCTAGGTTTGTCACCGGGTCTTGCTGCCCAATCAACTAGTGTCTGTCCAATCTTCATGACTCTTCTGTGAGTAGCAGGATAATCAATAGCCTCTCTAATCTCACCATCTTCATCGAATGTTTGGAACATTACATTAGGAGTTAAGCATCTAATATTATTAGCATGTTCTTTATGATGCGTGACTCTAGTAGTCTGTCCACCACCGTCGAAGTCTAATACAAAGATAACATCACCGCGCTGCTTTTCTTCCTCAGTCATGCTGTCGAGAACTACACCTGTCTTACCAACACCTTCGGGTCCAACTAGACCCATGAGGACTTGGTTCTCCGGTACATTGATTCCCGCGTTGACAATCTCATCCCATACTGATGCGGCAATTGGTTGCGTTTCTTTGATTGCTTTCATTATAGCCGAGGGTTGTTCGATAGGGACTATGTCACCTGTCATTGGGTCAAACTTCTCTTCTGTATTGTTGGCTTCTTTCTTCAAATCGTTTAGGTTTGGCATCCTTTTCACTCTCCATATTGGTCAGTTGTTGTTTCTCCGCCTTCGCCGCCGGGGATGGCTAAGCGTGGAATTGCATATACACCGAATGTTTTGATACCGGGACGAACTCCATTATCTGTGGCGCGTACACTTAATCTACCAAAGATTAGAACTGTTGACTTGACAGCATACGGCTTGAATCCTTCCTCAGTCTGTGTGTGGAAAGGATGTCCTTTGTCACCTAGTAGACCATGAATGTAGCAAGGTAAATTCTGTCTGCTCATGTCACCATTGAAGTTTCTCATCAAGTCGAATGATGATATACTCATAGAGTAATCATATCCTAATGGGTCGTACTCAGTTTCGCGAGGCTCTTTCCTCAAGTCACTCACTTTACCTTTGATAAAGACAAGAGGACCGACGGGGTTGTAACCCGGTACTATCTCTTGTCTTGTTTCAAAGACTTCTGCTAGTGTGCTTAAGTCACCGATGAAGTTCTTTGTTGATGGAACTAATTTCTCAGCCTTGATGAAAGGTCTAACTGATTCATCTACAAAATCATTACCAAAGGTTACAGCACCCGGTAGTTGATAGGAGTTGTATGTATCAGCCCATTCGGGTTTGACATCTGCTCTTTGAGGTCTAACTTTCAATGTACATTCAGTAAACATTTGAGGTACATACCATTCATCGGGGTTGTTTGATGTAGCAGTAATCCTCAACACTCTTTGGTCGTCCATGAACATGTCCTTGTCATTACCTAGGAAGTAGTAAGTTCGTTGCCATCTGTAAGGAGTGATTGGTTCACCGAAACGACTCCACTGAGAGTTGTTTTGTAAGATAGCAATTGACAATCCATTATCTTCAACTAAGAACCATGGCTTTTCATCAGCGTTTTCCTCGGTAGATACAACACCGTCTTTCTTCTCAAGCATCCATACACCATTTTCTGTAAAGGCACGGGCCACAAGTCCTTGTTGAATCGCATCATCAAGGTCATTAGTAGCGGCTTGTATAGCAGGGTTTCTTTTGTTGGCTTGCGCATCCCTAGTCTTAGGGTCGATACCTACGAAGTAACCTACAAGTTCTGTGAAGTTCTGCGAAGATGAGCCGGAGAATACTCTTCTCTCGACTACAAATGTTTCTGCCGCTTCTATTAGGAAGTCGTCATCTTCATCACTTGGGTTGTTTACTGCTAGTTCATTCTTAAGATAGGTGAAGAATTCTGCGGTAGCGTCGTCTAATGTCTTAGCATGTTTCTCAGCCCACCACTTCAATCGTTCTTCAACTTCTTTGTTCATTCCATTATCATCATTATCATTTGGGTTATTTAGGTTCATTTATATTCCTCCATTGTTCTTGTTTTCTTTGTCGTGCAGGGAAGCCACGAAGTAGTCAATAAATGACTCATCTCCGAGAGGCCATTGGTGCATTCTTAACACGAAATTGCCCCATACGACGAAGAAGGTATATAGTCTTTCTGTTGAAAGTCCAACAGTTTTGACATTTTTATGCATTCGGAACATCAGCGAGTGTACTGATGAACCAGTGGATAAGATGTATTTCATTTGGTTTGCTACAGCAGCCCATTCACCTGCTGCTAAATCCATTATCATCTCATCAAAAGTAGATTGGTCTTCACTTAGATGGTGTCCGCTTATGATGTGATTACCAATCGCGCGAAGGTCACCACCGTAGTAGGCAGTCAAATCATCAAGGTCATCGCTAGTTATTTTACCTGTACTATCATGTAGGTTTCTAGCATACGCGCGCACTTGCTTTGCATTGTAGGGTTTGAATTTGAAGTGGACACAACGGGATTTGATTGCCGGTATGACAGCCGAAGCATCGTTGCAGGTGAGAATCCACCAACAGTTACTCTTCTCCATCATACGCTTCAAGGCTTCTTGAGCAGGCTTAGTCATGCCTTCAAACTCATCAAGCAGTATTAGCCTAGCATTCCATAGACTGCTACTCATTGCTATATCTTTTATTTTATTTCTAACAGCATCTATACCTCTATCATCGGATGCATTCAACTCAACAATGTCAAGATTGAAATGCCGACCAATGATATAGGCCGCTGTTGTTTTACCTAAGCCGGGCTGTCCGCTGAACAGCAAGCATTGGGGGCTATCACTATCCCACTCATCAAGGTAGAAGAGGGGTAGGTTTGGGTCA